ATGCGTCGTGCCCCGGCCCATGCCCCCATGCGTCGTTGCCCGTCGTGTCCCACCGCGGCGCCCAGAAGGGCTGTTCGTCCGCCCCGGTCAGCCAGAGGTCGCGCTTGAGATCGTCGTCCTGATCGTCCCAATAGACTGAGCGCCACGGCTTTCCGCGCCAGTCGGCATAGTCTGGCTCCCACTCGTCATTCCGCTCGATCGCGTGGTAGAACTCGCAAATCTCGTCGTAGCGGCTCGCGTCGTAAGCGTTCTTGATCCGGTTCGGCAGGCCGTCCGTGCCCCGGTTCTTCTTGACCACCTGGTTCACGGTCATTGGGCAGCGGCGGTAGAGGGCTTCAGGCTTCAGGGAATCGCCGAGCCCGATCCAGTATTCGCCGAACGTGAGCTGATGGCAGACGGCGCCCTCGTCCGGATGCTCGACCATCACGCACGCTTCGGTCCCGAACAGACCGAGTTCGAGGTAGCCGGTCTTCACCGCCTCGTAGAAGTTGGTGTAAGCGAAGAACCCCTCCATGCGCTTCTGAACGATGTCGAGATATTCCTTGACCTGCTGATCTTCGGCAGCGTCCTCGTCCGACAAGGTGAGCTTGAACCATGGCCGGGATGCAGACGAAAGGCCGGACGTCATCCCACCCTGGAGGGTCCGGAAGGCGATGATGCCATGGCTGCTGTTCAGCCGGGCATTGCGCTGGCGGACGTTCTTGTTCGTGTCGCTGTTGAGGAAGCGAGAGCGGGCCGGCTGCGCATAGGACGCGATTTCGCGCGCCTCGTCCTCCCAAGGTTGGCGGTTCTGTTTCAGCCCCTCGAGCCTACGCCGGCACCGATCCTTGAGGGTGAGATCAGGCATTTGGGACGATTTCGAACGTGCGCCTTAGCCCCTCTATGGTGACTTGGCCGGTCACGCTCACGCCATCGGCAAGGCCATCAGCCTCCAAGACGAGTTTTACGTAGGGTTCTGAATCGCACGAGCCGACGATGCGCGTCGTGCTTGGCAGCATCAAAACGAACTGCGGAAGGATTTCCGGGGCGACCATGATCGTTGCTCTGCCCATTATGCCCCCAGCACTCCCGCGCCCGTACCCGTCACCTTGGGAGGTCCGCCGACGACGCCCTGCGGACCGGTCATGATCGAGGCCCACAGTCCGCGCCGCATACGGGCGTTGATGCTGGTCCGCTGCGATGTGGGGTCGTTCGGCACCTGTAGCGCCTGCCGCTCGGGCATGACGGGGATTTTCGGAGCTTTGGGGACGACGCACACGGTTAGTAGCCTCCCGGCGGAACGCTGCTCATTCCCGTGCCTGCGGGCTGCTGCGGCTTCTTCTTCGATGCCAGCTTGGCGCCGAGCATCGCGCCCAAGGTGCCGAACGGCAGACCGGTCAACGCACCGCCGACTTTGCCGCCGACAGCCTGACCGATGATGGAGGGAATGCCGCACATGTCATGGTGGCTATGCGCGGAGAGGCTAGGGTTGAATCGCGGCTACCTAGAGCGTCATGCGCCGCCGTCGATCCGCGTCGAATCGAATCTAGCGCTGGTGATTTGTCCTGGCCTGGCGCGTGTCCTCTGACGACACAAAAAGCAGCGAAACTCAAAGGCCCCAACGCCGCCGAATCTAATCTGGGGGACGCCGCCGCTTTCATCCTCGATAATCGGCGTTGGCTTTCCGCAACAGTCACAAGGCGCAGTGAAGTAACATTTCCCATTCTCAGGCCGGGGAGGCGGCAGCTGATAGACTTGGCTGGAGAGCATGACCGTGTGCTTTCCGGTGTATATAGCGAAGTCCACGAAGCCCTTTATCGCCTTAGCGTTGGCCTCCTGCTTCTTTGACATGTATCCACCCTTTCACGAAAGTTCTCTATAACGGTCGCACTCGCTGTTCCAGTGATAGCCAGGAAGCTCCTCATAGCGGTCGTAATTGTCTCGCCCCACTCGCTCGCGCAGCTCGTTGAACTGCCCAATCTTCATCGTGATAATGTTGGCGTTGATTACTGCGTCCCCGTCGTCCGGCGAGCGACCGAGCTCCTGCTTCATCTCGTCCTTCGAACGTACCTGTATGCCGGAAGCTGTCATCTTCCACTTATAGGCGGAGAGGTCGGCGCGAAGAGCGGGATCCGGGGGAAGTGCTATAGGATCGGGATTGGTCGGGTCCAGGGCCTCGCGCATCCGCCAGATTATCTCGGCCCGGTAATTGTAGAATTTGAGCTTGCCGTCCTTCGATCGCTCAAGCGATTTAGACGCCCCATTGACGGCATGGCATTGGACCTCGTTTTCCTCGAGCATGTTGTAGGTCGACGAGCCCCATCCGACCACATCGATGTTGACCACCGCCCTGTCTCGGCGATGCTTGACGACCAGCGCAGCGCCTGTTTGGCCGTCCGGCACTTCTCGCCCTGGTGTCCTGGTGAGATGGTCGAACCACGTCCCGTGGCGCGGCGCCAGAACGAAATTGTCCTGTCCTCCCATGGACGGATCACAGCCCAGTGTGTCCATCTCGCCCTTGGCGTCCCGCGGCTGCCAGCGCGCCATGGCGGCATCGATCCACTTCGTCGGGATGACCTGCCACTCGTCATCTTCCACGCCCGCCTTGAAGTCGCCCTCCAGCATTTGGGAGCGCAGAGGCTCAGGGAGAGCCTGAAGCGTCTGGATATAGCCGGTGCGCACGTAGAAATAATTGTCCGTCACCCGCGACGGGATGAACGTTCTGCTCTTCGGGGCGATGATTTTCTCAGGCCCGAAGTCGGCAGGATCGAAATCGTAGAGCGGTTCACCCTTGAAGATGACGAACTGCTCCGGCCCCTCAACCTCTACGTCCTTCCCGCCGATTGTCGTGAACCAGCGAATCTCGCCGGGCTTGGCAGGGTTAGGGTGCCTGTCGCTGAGCCACGGGCCAAAGAAGTCGATGACCCACCGCCCCTCTGCGGTCGTCGGCGGATTGAACGTCATCAGGACGCGCGCCCGCTGTTCAGGCTTATTGGTCCGGTTCCATCCCATGGTGAACCGGACTTGCGCCTCGCGCATTTCCGTCACTTCGTCATAGCCCTTGAAGTCGTGCGGGCGGCCCTGCCAACGGGTGTGGTCATCGGGGTTGTCGAGACCGCCGAACTCTATCAGCCGGTCGCCAACCCGCCAGACAGATTTCTGGCTGTTATAGCCGTCCGTCGTTCCTAGAATCTCCGTCATGCGCTGGACGATGCCCTCAGTCTGGGCCTTCTCCCGGCGGAAGATGACGCTGCGCTGGTGCTCCGTTAGCGCGAGGCCGGCGATGAGGTCCGACTTGCCGCCGCCGGCCGCGCCGCCGTAGCCTGTGATATCCGCCTCGCTATCGGCAGCTTGCGATTGGCGCCCGACCTGGGCGCGCCAGAGCCTCGCCCTCATGTCGGCTTCGAGCAAGCGCATGATCTCGTCGCGCTGCTCGGAAGTGGCGCGGGCGAGGTAGGCGTCGATTATGGCCGGATCAGTCGGCAGCATTGCCCTTCTCTATCTCGGCGAAAATGGCAGCCAATCGTGTTGCGCGCGCTACCGGATCAGCCTCGATTCTCTCCCCGCCGCTGGTCACGTCCAGCTTTGGCCCATACTTGCGGGGCGCGATCATCTGCGCTGCCTTCACGCGAGCATCGATGCGAACCCGTCGCGAGGCAGGATCCTCCTCAACTTCGTCAGCTATGCGGATCAATTCGCCGATGTGCCGCTCCACGCCATTTTCGCGCGCGCGGGCGAGATTGTCCCTGATCTCTTCGTCCTCCATGTGCCACCGCCAGAATGTTGACGGACTTGGCATCCCCTCATCGCTCAGCACATTATCGAGCGCGCGACCGCTAGCCACCTCCCCATAGATGACGGGTAACACCTTCTCGCGGTCGATTGCTTTTGCTGCCATCACTGCACCGTCACGGCTTCCTGCTGTGTTTCGTCGGCCATCGACATTATCCTAGACTCCCGCCGCGCCGCTCTGAATCGCGCGAGCCCTCATCGCCTCAAAAACGAGATCGCCGAGGAACCAGCTCAGATCTTTTCCCTCTCGCCGTGCTGTCTCCATGATTTCCTTGGTGAGGTCGAAGTTGCGCGTTCTCAACACCTGAAGCGATGGAGTGATGACGCGATTGGGCCGGTGCCGCCAATGCGGAGCGAGATTGGGAGGCGGTGCGGTGTATTTTCCGGTGGCCACGATCTTCACTCTCCTGCCCCGCTGAAACCTCTC